TGATCTGGGGGTATAGTGGTAGCAAGAGGTTTGCCAACATTGCCTCTGTGATCACAAAAAACAGTCGAGCAAAGAATGTCAACATGGCAAACAATCGAGCCATGATCTTGAGCTCTCGTTCTTTTGGAGTTACCGCGATAACCCTATCTTCATCACGAAATCCGTGCTGGTTGACACAGTCGAGGATCTCCTTGGCTGTTGGGTGATCTTTCTTTAGATAAGAGAGTAGAACCCTTCTCTGTACACGAGCCCCGACGTTCTGGCGTTTCCGGATCGCCTCCTTTAATGGAGTTTTATCTAAAGAGTGGGCCTTGTCGTCCAGCAATTCTAAGATGTTCAACTTCTCTGGCACTTCAATGGTCTTTTCCATGGTAACTGACTCCCAATCTGTATGTTTGTACTCCGGATGGTGTGTCTCAATTCTCCTGTTTAGTTTCAACTGTTTGATTAAGTACTTGTTCGAATTGTAATGAGGGGATGACCAATTTGGGTATCGATTGAACTTTTTGAAATACCCCTTGAATGTTGTAAGAAGAAACTCTGAACGGAGATCAGATACTTGCTGTAAACTAAGGAACTTCTCACAGGAGGCAACTTTCTGGACCGCTACACATCCCCCGAGAGAATCGACCATGGGATGTCCCCAAAATCTGTATAGTCCAAATACTTGAGTGATATGGTTTAACTGAGAAAACGATTTGATCTTGCTCAAAAATGCAGAGACTTGTGCTTTTTCTAGGTCAGTGGTTGCCCATGAGGTGGCCTCTTGCGACATAGTATTCCAAAAGGCGGTGTTGTTGAAAAAACGATCCGGGACCGAGGCTGTTAAGTGTTCGATGACAAGACCCTCGAATAAGGCGACTAGATCGTAAGAACGGTTTCCGGAAGTTTTGACTATATTGTCCCCTAGGAAGAGCAACTCTAACAGATCAGCAGGTATCGGGTAGTATTCGGGGTATAGTGGATGGAAGATAGTGCAACAGATAAGGACCTGAAACCGTTGATGAATCAAGTCAGATAAGAGGGTGAGCTGGTCGTAACTCCAAAGGGCCCAAGTCTTGCTTTTAGAGTGCTCCACAATGACTAGATGTTCTCCGGCGGTAATCAGACACAACTTTTTCAATTTCCCTTTTATCA